CTCCAATCATATACTCCTACGCCACCGTAAGTAGCGTATGAATGTTTCATGCCGTCAGGTCTCATGATTATTTCATATCTTGAGTTAGGCTGGTCCACAGGTGCTTCGCCATCTCCATTTCGGCCTTGCCACAGTTTAATACGTAGAAATTCAAAGTTGGTAACATTCTCAGTACATACAGCCGATGTTACGCCATAATCCTGTGGTGATGTAAAGATGACAGTTTCATCATTCTTAATCTTACGGTCTGTCTCATCTATGACTATTCCTTTACCGCCTTCATAATAAAGACCCTTAAGATTAACTACTTTATTTCCAACCGATACTAAAGACATTATGCTACCCTGTTGATGCCGGTTACACGACGTATGCCGTAATGCTGAGTGGAATCAGATTTGATGTCTGCAGCCCAATACTGATTAGGATTAGTCTGCCAGATCCAATCTATCAAGTTGGTAACCGAAAGACTCGTTCCATTTGCTCTTAATGTACCAAAGCATGTATGACGTTGAGTCTGTGAACCTTGGGTCTCTGCACCAGCATAAGAAGCAAATGCCCAATCACATCCATCAGGATAGACATCACATGTAGTAACATAGTCACCGTCAAACCAAACTTCAACTCTCATTCTTTGGAAATGTGCTGAAGTCTCAGAAAGAGTAACCGACTGATTATTTGCTGGAGTTGCATCATAGAATAATTCTGTCTCATCAATAGAGATAGTATGATTCGTATTATTGACTACGATGCCTGTTCCAGCTGTGTAAGGTGTTAGACCACCAGCGAATAACTGATATGACATATAATTTCTCCTTATTTCCAATCCGATGGAATCTGTGCTAGTTCTGCGGATCCTGATGTAGTATGTGTTCCGCACATATAGAATGTTTGGCTGTGTTCAGTAACAGAACCAAGTCCACTTAATTTATTATACATATCCAAGATGCCTGATTCAACATCCCATGCATACCAGAAAGCCGTTCCACAGGAAGTTAATGAATCTGTCAGATGGAAATTTGGTATTTGCTTTAATGACCTGCAATATCTACATATTGAAGAAATGTTCGCTGCATTAGAAAGATTAAAGTCAGGCATGTATTGAACGCTTTCGCATACATCAAATGCGCCAACAGCATACGTAACATTATGGAAGTCATATAAAGGAAATTCAGTAATAAGTCTACAGCCACCAAACATTAGACCGATATTCGTTACAGATGATGTATCAAATAATGATACAGATCTTAACTTGCTGCTGTTAGACACAGCCATCTCGCATAAAGAGAACATATTAGTTACGCCTTCTGAGTTGGCACCAAGAATACTAACTAGGTCATACTGGTTCTTTAATAGGTCAGACCATGAAGAGCTGTTCTTGGTAATGTCCCAGATGTTATTCTCTGCATCAACCAATGTCTGAGAATCGCCTACAGTAGGTGTGACGCCTCCTGCGTACTGGACACGGATAGTCTTAGGAGGTAGGTTAAGCGGATTATAGTTTATCTTGGGAGTAAGCCATGATCCGTTAACCTTAAGAATGTTGCTGTTAGATACGAGCATTGGATTTACCTCTTAATTATTAGCAATACGGTGGACGCCGACGACTTTCCAAGGACGCCAATATACTCCAGTCTTATACACGTTGGAAGTTCCAGCAACCATTTGCCATCCTTTATCACATGTAATAGTAGTACCGCTTGCGAATCCTGAAAGTTGAGATCCGCAAAGATAAGGATCAGCTTCGTTAGTACCTGCATAGAATAATGATACACCGGTAACTCTATTACGCGTTACTGAACCGAACTTCATATCATATTCAGTGCATTCATTTCCATCTGTCTTATTCATACCAGCTGCTTCATTCCAACGGCACCACGAAATACGGATTCTTTCAAAGTTAGATGCAGGTTCAGATAGCTGGAATGTAGTACCAAATGCAACGTCACCTGAAGCAAAGTTGGGATCATTGAATAGCACCGTCTCCGCGTCTTCATCAGTAGATATCCTCAATGTATTGCCATCAGGATTATCTATAACGATGCCAGGACCAGCAACGACATCAACAGGAGTCTCAAGCGAGATAATGTCATTCTCATTATCTACTGTTACTCCGCTTGCACCGGTATATGTCTTGCCGACGTCGCCTGTGATAGCGATGACGTGATTCTCATTATCAACGGATATACCACTTGCACCTGTATATTCTACTCCAACGTCTCCTGTGATGGAAATCTGATGTGTAGTATTATCAACTACGATAGGTGATACGCCTGTGTATTCTGCTCCGCCAGAACCACCTCCGGTTACAGCAAGAGTTACAGTAGAACCTTCAGTAGTCATAGAAAGACCGGTTCCGGCAACGAGTTCCATTTCCGTAGGCTTATTCTGAATGTACGCCTTAGAAGTAGAATCAGCTTCTGTCCAGTTGCTCTGTATTTGAGCAGGAGGAATTGCTGCTGATACAGATTGGATGTCGCCTGTGACTGCAGCAACTTCTGTCTGCAATGTAGCGATGTCTCCGGTTACTCCGCTTATGTCTGTTCCAGAAGCAGAGATAGTCAAGTCATTTCCATTAAGTTCAATACCAATGTTCTGACCGGCAATAAGATTTACCATGTCTGGCTTATTCTTAATGTAGTCAACTTCTGCGTCATCGGTCTGTGCCCAGTCAGACTGAACTTGAGGATCCGGCATTGCTCCAGATACACTCTGAATTTCCGACTCAAGAGTGCCTGTGACAGTTGATACTTCTGTCTGTGTTGCATACTGAGTAAGGTCAGGTTTATTCTGGATGTATGCCTTGCTATCAGGATCTGATTCATCCCAGTCTGCTTGAACCTGTGCATCAGGAACAGCACCAGACACAGCCATGATTTCTTCATGAAGGTCGCCTGAGACTGCAGCAACGCCTGAGACTGTTGCATAGTTGGAAAGGTCACCACCTGCCGCTGAGATAGTCAAGTTCGTTCCAGAACGAGTCAATGTAACGTTCTCGCCTGCTACCAAAGTTACTTCTTCAGGTTTATTCTTAATGTATGCAAGGTCAGATGAATCGTTCTCGGTCCAATCAGACTGAACTTGAGCATCAGCAGAAACAGACTGAATGTCACCTGTGATGTTAATGATTTCCTGATTGATGACAGAAGTTACATTCTGAATGTCTCCTGTCACTTCGCTGTGTGTTGCATAGATGCTAAGATCTGGCTTATTCTGAATGTATGCCTTAGACTCTGGGTCTGTCTCATTCCAGTCGCTTTGGATCTGAGCGTCAGGCAATGCAGCGGAAACTGCTTGAATGTCGGTATTCAACTGCTCGATGTCACCGGTTACGCCATTGACGATATTCGTAATCTCTGTAACATCTCCGGTTACATTATTCACGACATTCGTAATTTCGGTAATGTCTCCAGTAACATTATTCACTACTTCGGAAACGTCATTGATGTCGCCTGTAACTCCAGAGACGATGTTATAGATGTCTCCTGTTACATTCGTAATAGTGTCACCAAAGTAATTGACTGTTACATACTGGTCCATTCCAGATACTGGCTGCATGCCGGTTACGGAGATGACTGCCTCTTCATCAATAGAGATACCTGGACCTGGCTTAAGCATCATAGCACCGCCTCCACCTTGAACGGCAGAGTTGAGCTTTACGATCTGCAATGTCTGAATGTATGCATCATTCCAGTTGACGCTTGGCCCAGGAGCAAAGTAAAGAATGTTGCTGCAGTCAACAGGTGATGTCTCACCTTCGTCCAATACTTTACGAATGAATGTCAACTTAAGGCAGTGACGGTCTCCAGTAGTCAAAGGTCCGGTTTCATCTAGCTGCCATGCAACGTCTTCATTTGCATTACCGTTGCCTGTATAGACGAGTGTCTCATCGAGTCTATTTACTTCTGTTCCTGATTGCTGTTGGAAACGAATGACGCAGTTGACCAAGTAAAGACCTGGCTTCAAGTACATATACTTAGGATACTCATTGGTTTCATCGCCGTTAATCAGACCGTAATCAATGTGGTCAATGAAGTCACCTTGATAGTCTGGATTAGAAGGCAAAGCCAATGTCTGACCTGTTTCATTTCCTATAAGCGCCTGAGTAGCACCATACTGACCGAGCCAATGCTCTGCCTCATACTGAGAAGGAATACCACCTGAACCGCCACCGCCTTGACCTGGTGTGACGTTATAACGTGACATGATGAGAGAACCGAACTTATTATAGACATAGACGTCATATGTAAAGTTTGGAGATGCCAACACGATGTTGGCACCGAGGGAATCTAACGGAATCTTATGTGGATGCAATGAGCCATTCCAGTCGGAATAGCAATAGTACTTCGTGCGAGTACCATGATAATAAACTTCAATATAACCATCAGTCAAAGGCTTTCCCGCGCTATTGACTATTTGGAAACATGGGTCTAGCAAGTAAGCTAACGCGAGCTCTTCTTCTGATGTGACCATACCAATTATCTCCTAATTCTAGCTGTTATGCCGTGTCTGCATAACGATATGTTCCTAACTAACTAATAAATAGTATGGATTTCTAAAGGAGAACATAATATGAAGTTACCTACATGGAAGAATCCAAACAGGAAGAGAGCGACACGCATATCCTACATGGATTCTCAATACACGAAGTATTATGATCTTGACCTTGATGACTTTGAACATTTGGTTACTAAACTTAAAGAAGGAGACAGACTCTCAGATGCAGAGAATGACCGTTATGGAATTTACATATTGACTATGTGTCTTATCTGCCTTGAGGGACCAAAGTTCAAGAATAAACCATACCAAGAGAAAGAAGGCATTCTTGAACAGCAATACTTTGAACTCCTTTCAGGTCTGACTATGTTTAATCCTCATAAAGGCAAGATCTATTCATACGCATATAGAATTGCATATACAGCAGCAATTCATTTCTATACGAACAGCCAAGACTTCAATAAGAAGCAGAAGGCTATTCAAGAACACTGTCAAGAAGAACTAATGCTTTATCTTGACGAATATTCCACACATAAAGTTAATACACAGGGAAATATACATGAGTAAAGAAGTACCTATCATCAACATCGTTCCTGCAGACGCAGCAGGTTGCGGATACTATCGCTTAATGCAGGTAGGAAATCAACTACAGTTACATCGTCATGACGTGACTATCAGTGCAGCAGGTAAGTTCCGTGCATTTGGTCAAGATGTCATCTATACACAGCGTATGATCTCAGGAGATCTATTAAAGTCGTTGCTAGAGTTCAAGAAGCAGACCAACATTAAGTTCATCGTTGACTATGATGACCTTATCTGGGAATGGAAAGGAGAATCACTTCCAGAGTATAATCTTTGCCGTGAAAGGTTGGACTGCAAAGCAAACACAGAAGCAATGAAACTTTATCTTAATGACCTTGCCGACATCATAACAGTTACGACTGAACCTTTGAAGCAGTCTCTTATTGCTTTGGGTATTCCTGAAGAGAAGATTCATATCATGCCTAACTGTCTGTCATATAAGGAATGGTTCTATCCAAGAACACCTGTTCCTCAAGAGAATATCTTCTACTACGCAGGTTCATATACTCATTATGATAATAAGAATAGACTCACAGGAGACTTTGATAATGGACTCATTCATTACTTGAGCAATAAGAAGGTTATCGTCAAGTCATCTGTGCCTTTCTTCATTAAGCCGGTACATAATTTCCCAGGATCTAATCTTAATCAGTATGCAGCGGACTTCTATAAAGAAACACGAGGAGTAAAGTTCATTCTCGCTCCTTTGGCAGATAACGTATTCAATACATGTAAGTCTGACTTGAAGTATCTTGAGTCTGCTGCGGTTGGTCGAGTATGCCTCGTTTCGGACTTCCCTAACAGCCCATTCGCTAGCGCTCATCCTTTCCAGAAGATACCCGTAGGGTCAACTAGCACAGCGATTAAATACATCGTAGAACGCGCTACAGAGCATTACGACGAGATTCTAAAGTACCAGTATGAGTACTTGAATGGTCGCTGGCTTGATAATCATCTCATTGAGTATAAGAAACTTCTGGGAATACCCACAGAATAATTCACTACAGTTATAAGATAAAGAAAGACCCTTGAGCAATAGCCCAGGGGTCTTAATTATTTACTCGCCTTAGAATTACTGTGTGATGAGGTTAGCAGTGCTATCCTTTACGCAGACGTAAGCACATGCACGAGGTTCAACGATGCCGGCGACAGCAGCGATTGCCCAACGAGTCTTATTGGTGCCCTTGAATACGTCAACTGCACGGCCAGTATGAAGAGTAATTCCATCCGGAGATGTTACACGTTCATCGGCGTTAGACCAATCCAATTCCGGAAGAGCATCAAACTCCATAGCACCGTTCACGCGGAAGATACCAGTGAAGTAAACACCTGCAGTAATCGGATTAGCAAGTCTCTTAGTAGCAAGGCTAGACGGAGCGATGTTATCGCCGTCAATGTCGCAAACTTCACGAGTTCCGTTACCCACGAAGTCAACCTTACGAACCTTAACTGCACCATTAGCAGCATCTTCAATAGCGATGAATGCCTTCGGAGCAGAAGTCTTAACACCAACCATGTCGGTAGCATAGACACCCTTGACGAAGAGCGGAGTACCAGCTGGGATGTCTTGGTCAACACCAGTCAATGTCAATGTATCGTAGTCAGCGCCTGTTACGTAAGAATCAACGACTGCAGTTGCGAGCTGACCAGCCAACTTCTCAGAGATTTCGAGCGTAGGCATACCTTGCTGAGAACGAACTTCAGCAGCGCCAACAGTTCCCTTAAGGCCCTTCTGGAAGCGAGGTTCAACGTCTCCTGCCGGAGTGAAGCCCTTACCGCTTGACTGCATGATAGAGTCGATCATCGGGTCAATGAATGCGTACTGAGATTCGCTAGAGATAGATTCCAAATAGTTGGAAGCCTTGAAGAGCGGAAGCCAGCCAGTACCAACGAATGCAGTGTTCTGCAAGCCGAGGTCATCAGCAAGAACAGACTGAACGAGGCCCTTAGCAACCTTCTCACCGTAAGGTTCAGCAACTTCCTTATCCCAGTTAAGGTCAGTAACCTTCTCGATGAGGTTAGTGTTAACCTTAACGTTACCAATACGAATAGTCTTGGTTACCTTACGTTCGATGATGTCTTCAGAACCAGAGGCTGAAATGTCCATACCTTCAACGTATTCACCAGCGTCACGAATGACGAATTCATAGCTCTGGCCATTACGCTTGCCAACGAGCTGATCCTTACAGTAAGGCTTTGAACCTACAGTAAGATAAGGTGCTGCTTCTGCAGAACGGATAAGAACGAGTTCTGCCCTGCGGTTAGTCTTAATATCATTTGCCATAATTTATTTCTCCTTATCTGCGCTTATGTTTAGCGAGATATGTATTGATTGAGTTGAGATCCTTTAGCAAGGAACCTCCCTGCGTAGAACCACCACTCTGTGAACTGATCTGTTTCCCAATGACGGGAATGGTAGGTTTCGTTTCTTGCACTGGCTGTGTCGGAGGAACTTCCTGCGGAACAGTCTTCGGTGCATGATGTTTATCAAGAATCTGGTCTGCAATAACTCTTACGTTATACTTCAGTGCATCAGGATCCTTGCTGCGGAATAACTTGCGTAGAGTATCCATGTTAGTCATCAACTCACGAATCACGATAGGATATTCCTGAAGTGTATCGAGATAGCCAAGAACTACATTATTCGGATCATTCTCTTTAAGAGCTTCAGCAAAGTATAGACCTTTAGTCTGGATGAGATCTCTGTAATCTGCCAATTCCTGACCTTCAAAGCAATGTTCTTCAATGATTCTGTTCTGTTCAAAGTCCAGCTGTTCCTGTTCGTAACGATCCTGCTCACGGATGCGCTTTAATTCATCTTGGGCATCACGTTTAGCAAATTCATTCGTAACATACGCAGTCGGATCTTGAGAACCATCTTCTTTCTTGAAATGTTCTGCTTTCAGTCCGTCACGTTCGGCAATGATCTTCTCAAGCTCTTTAATACGAGCTTCATATCTTGCTTTCTGTTCTTTACGCTTATTCTTCTCGCGTATGAAGGCATAGTCTCGCTGTGAAACTTTATCCTTCTTATCAACTTTATCGTCTTTAGCAACCTTAGGATCATCACTTCCTTTGGTTTCTGCAGGCTTAGGTTCACCGTCATTTGGCTTCGGCTCATCTGCCTTAGCGGGAGTCTTATCAGCTGTATCTTCAGGAGAAGCGACGTCCTTAACTTCTGATTTAGAATCATCAACCGAAGTTTCTACTGATGGGGTTTCAACTTCAGCCTTTGGTTCATTGGCTGGTTTATCGTCGGCTTTAGTCAAATATGACATTGCCTGTTCTGTTGACATACTCATAAGGTGTCAAATCCTTCAACCGGTGTGTTCAAGTAAACTTTATAGGCGCCACCGTTACGTCCATACAGTCAATAATTAGTAGAAGTCTTTAGACTTTCAATTTAATTTCTAAATGTTACCGATGTTTCCCGTTTAATATAATAATGGTATAGATTGAATATATTAAATGGGAAGAATCGGTAACAGAAATTTCTATTTGGATAATGCTCTACCACGTTTACGGTCATGACCGAAACGATCATCCCAGAACTTATTCATAGCAGATCCAATTGAACCTGGCTTATGAACGAATATATCACCTCTAAGGATCTTTGCTACAGTTTCAGGTTCTACTCCTGCGTAAGCCTTTCCAAATGCAGTCATGACCTTAGTGTTTGGATCATACTGTATGTTGGGTACCCAAGATGATGAAAGATTTACTTTACGACGCGGAACAGCATCATTCTTCCAATACTGTGGAGCTGCTGCTTCATTGAAGGCTGCTTCTGCTTCCAAATCTGCAATAGCAAGCTGTTTCTGAGGACCTGGCGGTAAAGCCATGACCAAAGGATACTCAGGCAATTGAGTAATGTCCAGCAAGTCATCATGCATCCTTTGCGTCTGTATGTCAACTGCTGGGTTTCTTCCAGCGCCTTGAGTTCCACCTGTTAGCACTGTGAATAACATATTATACTCCTAATGATTTGATTGCGTCAGCGGCACCTTCAATGTATGCGTCAGATTCTTTCTGAGCTTGAGCAATGTCGCTTTCAGCTGCCTTGATGTTTACTTCTTGCTGCTTAAGTATTGCGTCATTATCAATCTTTACGCCTTGCTGTTCAAGTTTAGCAGTCTCAAGCATTACCTTATCCTGTTCAGCAATCTGGAACTTATTGAAGTCCAAAGCACGCTGTTCACGATTCTCAAGCATCGAGATCTGTGCCATAGTCAACTGCTGTCTCAATTCCTGAACTTCTGCCTGAGATTCTTCAAGAGCAAGCATAGTATCATTCATTTGCTGCTGCATCATATTCATAGTATGAATTGCTGCAGGATCCTGATTCTCTGTAATGAATCGGATGTTAGGCGGCAAGTTTGCTACGATGTTATTGCTCAATTCATCGCCAAGATCATTCTTCAATGTATCGGCAAAGTACTTAGCTATGATTGGTTTCATTTCATCTGGCATTACAGTTGCCATTGCAGTCAATTCCTGACGAGCCTTCATTTCACGTGTAATGACCGAAGGTCCATTCTCCAATGTGAACTGCAAGTCCTGACCATTATTGAGCAATTCAATTACGATCTTACCCAATGTTCTCATTGCCTTATATGCATTATTATAGTAAGATGCAGTGTTGGATTCCTTTGATGTTTCCTGACGGAGAATCTCTGTTGCTGTTCTTTCTCTCTGGTCAACGATGCCAGTAAGAGGGATTCCCAAGGTATCTTCCATCAAAGTTCTGCATGTAGAGATGGTATTCTGAAGGTCACCAGTCTCGAATGACTCAACGAGCGGAACTGGCTGATGTTCACCTTTCCAAAGAACAGCAACAGTATCGTCTTGGTTGACTGCTGCAAGATTCTTCTCAAGTCCATCAATGGCATCTACGTTAATCATGTAGTTTGCCTTAGCGGAACGTCCTACACGTTCAATGAGTGAAGAATATGCAATGTTCGCACCGAGCTCCAATGTCAATGTCTGTTGAATGATGCCATTATAGTTAATCTGATTCTCTTCAAAGATTTCATTACCAGCAAGTCTCAAGATAGGAATGAACTTGATGGGCAATTCTTGATGTTGAACTACCTTATCGCCTACGATCTTATAGAAGTCAACGAGATTCTGGTCATTCTTTGCATAATATGAAATGACGGCGACGGAATCTTCAGGTACGTCCCACTGGTCATAGTCTGCAAAGTTAATGATAGTTGAAACGTCTGGATAAGCCATAGGAACGACGTCATCACCAAATAGACGCTTTGCTTTCTTAACAGGCATGTAATTGATGATAGCACCTTCTTCGGCATCAGAGCCGTCAACTGTGTTGATAGAAGGATCCATTGCTATTGCATCAAGATGCGAAGCAGTCTCAACGATAACCTTTGGCTGACCTGTGAATTCATCTGTATCAGTAGAAACGACGAGAAAGCCGTATCCTGTAAGAACGGCTTTACGGAATGCGTCTACGAGTGCAGACTTGGTATCGGTGTCTGCTTCAACAGTGTCAATAGCTTGCTGAATGACCTCAAGTTCTTTCTGCTTATTCGTCAATTCAATGTGCCAAGGTGAGTTGGACATAGGAGACGAAATCGCGTTCGCCATAGGATTCCAGTTATTCATGGAAAGGTTAACGCGATTCTTTCTCTTATATTTCTTGCGGTATTCTTTAGTCCAGAAGTCGCCAGAATAACGACGCATGTCACATACCGCTCTGTTGATAGTATTCGCAAAGCGATTAGATGACTTCGTAAGGAAGTTACCGCACTGTTCTATGATGTCTTTCTCTTCCATTATTAAACCTCTTTACAGTCAAATAATTAGTTTGAGATCTGAACTGCGTCAAAGATCATGCTATCACCGTAACCCATAGCAGCCATACCACCTGCGATAGGCATGTTACGAATGTTCCATAACCAAGGTCCGCCTGAGTTCTTTCTCATACCGTAATATGCTGGTGAATCATATTCTTTATTTGAAGGAACAGGCACAGTCACACCGTAAGCAGCACCAGCATTTGCCATCATCGAGTCATGAAGGATCTGAATTACTGCTCTAGTGTTCATAGTACCGATAGTGAACAGATTCATCTGGAACACATAGCTGTTATCCTGTCCATACGGCGTATAGACGTAATATCCGGACTGTTCCCACATCTTTCTCAATCCAGCCTGTTCATCATCAGAGGTCAATGTAAGCGAGATGCCTGTATTCTTGAACTCCATAGTGCCAGTATTATACTTATATTCATACTGGTTATAGTCATCATACTGAGTAGAATATCCGCGGTTGATGGTGATAGGATTCTGTGAAAGACCTGTGTTGCCTGTAATGCTAAGTCCTCTAGAAAGCCAGTTATTAACGCCATGTTTCAAGGAAGTACCGAACACGCCAAGAACGATCTGTCCTGAGATGTAGTTATCCTTGATGGTACCATTGACGTAACGAGTCGTTGGCAATGAAGCAATCACTTCGCCTTGGTCATTATGCATTGGTACATCAATTAAGTCACCTTCAATGCCGTAAAGCGTCAATGTATTACCAATGTTACATCCCTTAATATCGCAGTAACCACATTCCAAAGGCTTAGTCAAGACAGAATCATATACGTATGCATATGTTGCGTCTACTTGAATATCCAATGCAGTATTACGAACATTCAAGATGTCAAATGTTCCAGATACACCGTTGACTGAACAGTCTTTCAATGTCATGGTCATACCTGATGCAGATGGCAAATCAGCGAACTCAATAGAGCAGTTTGATGCAGAAACAGTCTGACCTCTGTTAAGACTCAACTTAACATTGGAATCCTTAAGAATAACTGTCGTGATGCCGCCTGGTACTTCATACCAACCGGTAGAGTTCTCAAGAATGACTGCTGTCT